CCTCGGAGTCCGACACGCCGAACTGCTTGGCGAGTTCGCCAATGATCGGAATCCCGCGCCCGGTGAGCTGGTTGATGTCCTCGGCGAACAGCCGCCCCTGGACGCGAGCCTTGCCGTAGAGTTCAGCGATTTCATTGATTGGTGCCTGCACGCCTGCCGACACGTCGCCGATGCGGGCAAGCGTGGCGGCCACGGTGTCGGCCCCTTCACCGAAGGCGATCAGCTTGCGGCCGGCATCGGCCAGTTCGGGGAATTCGAAGGGAGTCTGGGCACCGAGTTCACGGAGTTGGGCGAGGGTTTGTTCTGCCTTGGCGGCATCACCGATGAGGGTGGCGAAGGCGACCTGGGTTTGCTCGAAATTCGCGGCCGAGGTGACCGCCTTGATCCCGCCAGCCAGTGCCGAAGCCCCGCCCGCAAATGCCGCCCCGAGGCCTACCTTCAGCCCGACGACGCTCATGTTGGCCATCTTCTTCGCCGAGTCAGCAACCAACTGGGTAGCCCCAGCCATCGCGCGACGCAACGAGCTGATGTCGGCTCCAAGGGTGACTGTGAGGGCGCTCATGCGCCGGGGGTGGAGTCAACCGAGTCTCGTCTGGTTCACGCAGTATGCCTTTTTTTCATGCCAAAAGAGGCCAAAATATCGAAATTAGGCAGATACAGATGCCAGATAGAATTCCTCTCAAAGCCATTTGCCGATCTTCATTCTTTCGAAGATAAGTAATGTATGTAAGAACGCCAATAGCGGCCAAGAAGCAAGATCCAAACCATCCGGCAAAAACAATAATGAAATCGTCCATGCTCGCTGCCATTTCTCCTATATCATTCAACAGTTTGGATTTTTGGGATAACGCTCCGTAGGAATTAGTAAGTATTCGGCGATCCATTAAATAGCCACCACAAACCGCTAAAATTTGGAATACATAAAGTACTACCCCTATTGTGTTTTTCATTTTTATTTTTAATATAAATTTTGCCTACAAGTGAATTCTTTTTATTTTGAGTGCCGGATACAGTCCGGTTTCGCAAGATCGAAGTCTGGGGAATCGCAACTTTTCTTAGCCCACCTGCCCCGCAGCGCCTCCAGTTGCTCCCGCAGCGAGGTTGCGCCTTCTCCGGTGCCGCTCCAGTTGGTCCGCACTCCATTGCGCCGCAGCAGACAGTGTTGATATTGGGCGAGCCGCGAGAGCGGCATGAACAGGATGCGTTCCTCGGGCCAGCCGGTTTCGGCGGCGATGGCGAAGACTTGGGCTGCTAGGAAGCCGGGTTCGTCGCAAGCTGGGGCTTTTTTCCGGCCAGTCCCGACAGGGGATCCACCTGGGCCGCCCCCAGTTCCCGGCTTTGCTCTTCAAGGCGTTGGAACGCGGTCTGAAAGTCGGTCGGGGTGAGGCTGCCGCAGAAGATCAGGGTGGCTTCGCGGAATGCCTGCTCGTCGAAGGAGGCGCGGACGACCTCGGCCCACGGTGCGCAGTGGGCATAGACGAAGGCCATGATCGAGGAGGTGAACTCGGGCGTGCCTTCGGCGGGCGTCTCTCCTTTCACCAGGGGATTGCCGGTGCGAAGGAGCACGTCGTAGCTGGCCAGTGAGAGCGGGCGCATGGTGTGGCCGCCGACAATGGTTTCCACGTCGTGGAAGGTGGCAGAGAGAAGTGACTGGCGGGCGGTGTCGTTCATGGGTCAGAGGTAGCGAAGGAATAGGTCTTCGGTGCGCGGTGAGGCATCGAGTGGGATGAAGGCGATCTTGTCCCGGCGTTTCACGCAGGCGATGGGGACGTTTTGCTTCACTTTGTCCACGAGCCGCTGGCGGTTCATCAGCGCACACTTGATGTAGGCGAACGGATGCTCGGGATTGGCGAGGTGCCAGGCTTCGTCATGCCACGCGGCGATGAGTTCCTTGGTCTGGAACTTTCCGCACGGGCTCTGCGGGTCGAAGAACCAGACGGTGCGCTCGCCCCGGATGTCCTCGCCGACGACGCGGACGAAGGGCTTTTCGGCCAGCGGGATGCCAACGGCGGTGAGCGCGGCGGCGAGACAGGTGTTACTGGTGGCGGTGGCAGAGAGATGGGATACTGCGTTCATCGGTGGGATCTGTGGAGAGTGTCAAATCAGGCTCCGCCGCTGGTCGTGACGAACGGATAGTGGGTGGCGGTGAGGTCGATTTTCTCGAAGTCCTCGTTGTTGAGGCTGCGGCTGACCTGCATGAGGATGGTGGTGCCGCCGGTGGCCTGTTGGAGGTGGGCGGGGATGGCATTGGCCAGCGCGATGGCCGCGCCGATCTTGCCACTGAACGACGAGGTTTTAGCAACCAGGCCGGAGAGTTTGATTTCGACCTTCTCCTGATAGAGCGAGAGGCCGATCACTTCGCCGCCCTTGCTGAGGACGGGTTTCTCCTGATTGGAGAAGTCGAAGGACAGGTCGGTGATGAGGAGTCCATCCTGATCGTTCGGGATGCCCCAGTTGCCGGTGGTGCCAAGGAAAGTCGCGGCCATTTGACGGCGGGCGGCGTGTCAACCGCATCAGACGGCGGAGACGACGGCCTCGTAGCCCAGCACGCTTTCGCGGCCGCGCGACTCGTCGGGCGTGGTGCTGCCTTCCCGCTCGATGAGGTCGTGGAGGACGAATGTTTCCGAATCGAGGTCGGCTTGAATCGCTGCCGTGTCGCGCAGGAGAGTCACGACTTTGCCCGCCCATTCGGCGTGGTCTTCGGCGGGCGTGTCGTCCACCTGGGAAAACAGATGCACGTCGAGCTTCACGCGGGCGGTGTGGGGCATCGCCGGGACCGGTTTGGATTCCGAGGTGTCGAGAACCAAGCAGGGACGGGTGCGGATCTCATCGCGGCGGGCAACGTGGACGGGGATCGTCCCTGGAAATCCCTCGGGGCGGTTGGTGTCGATCCATTCGGCCAGCAGCGCCGACAAGCGGTCTTCGATGAGGTTTGGCATCTTGACCGGTGGTGGCTAGTCAACCGGCACGGCGGGTGGAGCGGCTCGCCCGTTCGTTGATCTTGCGCAGCGAGGTGGCGAGGGCTTTGCGGAGTTTTCCTGCTGCCACCTGGAGAGCGAGGTTGATTCCCTTGTAGGTGCTCACATCGTCGATGTAGTCGAGGTTATTGACCAGCGTGACGGCCGGCTTGTCGCCGGTTTTGATCGTCGCTGATCCGGGTGCCTGCTTGTGCCTTGTCGCCCATTGTGCAGCTCCACGAACCCGCCCGCCAATCGCTTTGCCCGCGTTGATCCACGACCCTTTGGCGAAGCCAACCCGCTTCTGGATGCGGGCGATGTAAGTGTCGCGGGCCTTGGCGCTGGTGACGATCTGCTTTGGCTTCGCCGCGCCGAGTTGGCCCCATTGGTGGAGCTTTGGGTCGAGGCGACCGACAGAGAGATCCTTCCAACCGGAACTGGTTTGGCGAAGATTGTTTTCGGCTCGTGAGAAGCGCCGGTTCTGGACGTTTGACCAGAAGCGGTCTGCCGCAGCCGGATCGGACTTGCGGATTTCCGCGAAGGCATCGGATGGCAGGGCGAACACGCCGCTGATGTCCTTGGCCACGGCATCCTCGCCTGTCTTGCGAGCCTTTTCCGAGAACCCAAACGGACGAGTGTTGCGGGCAAGTTCCACAGATAGGCCACGCGCTTCCTGCTTCACCAGGGACAGCAGCGTTCGCCCCACCTTTTCTGGATACCGGCGCAGCAGTCGAGCCACGTCGGAAGCCCCCTTGAGCTTGGCGGTGAAGCGGATCGCGCCGTCATTCATCGGTCGAGGAAAGACTGAAGGTGAGGAGCGGCGAGCGAGGATGGTTCGAGACCCGGCTGATCCGGTATTTGATGCCGTCCACCTCGATGCGTTCACCGAGCTTCGGCAGGGCCGCCGGGAACGCCAGCTTCGGGACCCGCAGGCTGAAGTCGGGCGATGCGACGAAGCCGCCCATGTCGATCTGCTGTTCGTCGCGCACGCGGCTGATCAGCACGAGCAGGTCGATGGATTGCCACCGCGCCCGGACGCCATGCTCGGTGAGGAGGTGGTGGAGGTCGGCGAGGATTTCCGATGCGATGGTCATGCCGATGCCTCCCTGTCAAAATGGAACACCCCCTCCCGGTCTTGCCGAGAGAGGGTGTTGGACTCCGGGGATGAAAAGTTCGAGGTCGCTCAGTTCCGCTTCACGCGGAAGTAGCGCTTCGGCTGGTTCTCGATGCTGTAGAAACGGGTGACCACGCCACCGGTGCCGATGATGTCGGTTTCGACGACCTCCCAGTTCTGGAGGTCGGTCGATCCCTCGATCCGGTAGCTCGCACCATTGCCGGCGTTGAAACGGAATTCGACGGCGGTGCGGATGGTGGAAAGCGCGTCGGGCGTGCTGCCGGCCTGGGTTGGATTGAAGCCGGTGTTGATCTCGAACAGGTCGTCAAAGCCGTCGCCGTCGCTGTCCTTGGCCGCCGGGTTGGTACCGTGGGTGACGACCTCGGCGAAGTCGCTCAGTCCGTCGCTGTCGGTGTCGGCGAGTTTCGGGTTCGAGCTGTGGGTGTTGATTTCCGCGCCGTCGGTGAGGCCGTCGGAGTCGCTGTCGTCGAGCACCGGGTTGGTCTGGTGGTTGTTCACCTCCGCGCCGTCGCTCAAGCCGTCGCCATCGGTATCGGAGGCGAGGGGATCGAGGCCGACGCGCTCGAAGAGGTAGCCCGCGGCAACGAAGTCCGCGACAGCATCCGCCCACTGCGTGGTATTTTCCATCAGCACGGCGTGGTTCTCGGCGGTACCGCCGTCTGGTTGGCCGTTGAGCCAGCGGGCGTAGGCCGGGGCATTGCCGTCGCTCCAGAGCCACGTGCCCTCGGCCGCGGCGTCCGACAGGCCAAGCCACAGGTAGCCCTGGGTCGTCTTCCGCGCCCGTCCGGCCGCACGGGTGAAGTCGTTGGCATTCGGGAAGCTGGCGAGGCGGCCGCGGCGGGTGGCGGCATCGGCGGTGGCTTGGGCGTGGGTGAAGGAACCCTCGACCAGGGTGAAGTAGCTACCCGGGTAGCTGAGTTCCGCCCGGTTGGAAAGCCCGTCTCCGTCCTGATCCGCATCGGAGTCATTGATCCCATCGCCATCAGAATCGGCCAGAAGTGGGTTGGTTCGCGTCAGGACAAGTTCATCGTAGGCAGTAAGTCCATCCGCATCGGCATCAGAGAGATCTTTCTCGAAAGTGGCCCCGACGGTCTTGTTACTGTCCATGGTAATTGTTAGCGGGTTGTCAGAGCCTGAGGCATCGCCGGTCCATCCGGCAAAACGGAAGCCGGGATTGGGAACGGCAGTGAGGGTGGCGGGGGTCGAGAAAACGTAATTCCCCGCGCCTACAACTACCCCATTAGCCTCGGCCATAGTAGAAAGTATCCAGTATCTGGCGTTCACAACTGCATTAGTCGTTTGCACAGGCACAGGAATTCCCGCAGATCCACGAGCCAGCCTAAACCCCAGATGTACTCCCAAACTGCCTGCGGTGTGTGTCCTACGATGTGCGGAACGGGATTGAGAGCTATCTGAAACCGAAGATCCGCCGCGGAATACTCGCAGCACGTTTAGATTGGGATCCAATGCAGGACCCCTTGGATCCATCACTCCTTCCATAGCTACATAGGTAGAAGCCATATATCGGTCCCAGCACCACTCGGCCGAGTTTCCAGCCATATCATGCAATCCGTAGCCGTTTGCTGCGAAGCTCCCGACTGGCGAAGTGCGCTTGATTCCGTCATCGTAGTTTGGGTGGTAGCTATTTGTCGAACCACTCAAATCATAACTAAATGAACTTGATGATTTGTAGTTCGCTTGGCTGTGGCTTATGGTGTCTGAACCCCAGGGGAACCGCTTTCCGCGCACCCCGCCCCGCGCGGCCTTCTCCCACTCCGCCTCCGTAGGCAACCGGTAGCCATTCGCAGACCAGTCGCAATTGACATAGTCAATCTTCCCGATTCGGTAGATCGAACCTCTTGCAGTAGAAACGGGCGCTCTAAATACGGATAATCGCACTTCATCCATTTGGGCGGTGCCTCCGCCTATACTCTCAAATAGAATTCCGAGTGTATGCCCAACCGAAGCGGATGTCGCAGCGATTGAGCTTGTAGTCGAATAGGGAGACCATGAAGTGCCAAGCGATGGAGATAGATAAGTTCCAATAATATTGGATGGATTGTCGTAGAAGAGAGTCACTTTCCATCTTCCCGCTGCACCGGTCCAATTCCACCACATGGCGAAGAAACTGATATTAAATTGGTCCCCCTCTTGAATTTGGTGGCTGCTCAAGTTGTAAGCTCCGTCACCAGTTGACATAAACGCGGCGTATTGGTCATACGGGCCCCACCAAGCCCCTGGCCCTTCGACTCCTGAATCAATTACCGACCCCGGATGAAGATCCGTCCAACCGGGAACATTTGTCGGACTGTCAAAGCCCTTCGGGCCGTTCGAAACACCAAGATCAAAGTCTGCATTGTTCATATTTATAGTTTCCCAGATTACACCCGTTCCCGTGTAGGTGTAGCAAGGCGTAAGCCCTTCCTTCTCGCTGCGCGCATTGCACCATTTGACCGCTTCATGCCAAGGGATGTAACCCACCGGGTGATCAGCCGATGTGTCAAACCCTACTGTTAGATCATCATAACCATTGGCCCAGCCCCAGTTCCTAACCTCGTCCCATAGCCCCTTCGTAGTTTCATACTTTGCCATGTAAAAGGAGCTCGTCGTCACGCTTACCGATGGCGCATCGCTATCCGTATCTCCGCTGGTCACTCCCATCTGGAAGGCTCCGGCTTCGATCAGCGAAAATTGCTCAGAATCCGGCGCCACAAACCCACCGTTAGCTGTGATTTCAAATCTCATCGTATTACTGTAATTTCCCAGCCAGTCGGCTCCCGCGTTCCAGGTGATCACCTTGCCCGTGCCGACCGGCACATTCGGCCCAACCGCCCCGCTAAGGGTGGTGGCCGGGACATCGAAGGTTGCACCGCCGTCGCTGGAAATCCGTAGTATCACCGCTACCGTCGGCGTGTCGGCCGTGACGTCGTATGTGATGTCCACTAGAGCTGTTCCAGCGCGTTGGACGGCCGTGACGTTCATAACGGCCGGATGCGCCGCCAGAAGCGTGCCAGTTAGGAAAAGAAGCGAGGCAAAGACCTTGAGGGCTGTCAGGGCTGCCGAGTCGCGTGTTAACTTTCGGTTCATCTGATTCTTTTTCCAATCGTCCGGTCCTCTGTCAAGGCTCAAACACGCGCTTGCTCGGGAGATCGGGCACTAACTCCGTCTAGCCCGCTTGAAGCTTCAGGAATACTCGCCGGCCACCAGGTTGATGCGGCAGGCGGCGGTGCCGTCCAACTCGATGAGGGCAGGTCCCTCGTTGACCGCGAACACCGTTGGGGCGTTGACCTCCTTGGTCGTGTTGCCGACCGGAACCTGGCCGCGAGAGGTCATCAGCGAGACCGTATCACCCGGTGCCATCGCGAGGTTGAGGTTGGCGTTGAGGGTAATGGTGCCCGCGTTGGCATCCACCGAGGCAACCACTCCACGCACGCCGGTTCCGGTGGCGTTAGAGAACAGGACCACCACGTCGTTGGCGGTGGCACCGGGATAGGGCGGTGCGTTGATCACCGTCTGGTTGGCCGCGCTGGTGGCAGTCACAGTGGTGGCCCTCGACTGTGCTCGGAAGAGCAACAGCGAGCCCGCCTTGTCGGAGGTGGCGCTTGCGTATTGGAGCCGGACACGGTCGCGCCCGCCTGCGGGGATCACGACATGGCTGAGGGTGGTTCCGGCATTGCCGGTGAAGCTGAATGGAGTCATGGCGATGTTCTGCTAGGGGTGGATGGCTCAGGGTTTGACGATGCGCTTGAGGGCGTCGTTCTTGCCCAGCGTGAAGCCGTAGAGGCACTCGATGGTGACGAAGACCTTGTTGGCACGGGTGTCGGTGAAGCGCAGGTAGCCGAAGGTCATGCCAGTCTGCGGGTCGGTGACGGCACCGGCTTGCTGGTAGTCGGCGACCGGCTGGAGATAGCGCATGGCCACCGCGATGGCACTCGGATGGACGGCGAAGCCAACGAGCTTTTCCGCGTGGTCGGCCGGGATCACCACCGTTTCGTGGAGGTCGAATCCGGCGAGCCGTTTGATGAGACCTTCGGTGACGCCGGGGGCACTCAGGTTCATGTTGAAGCTCTTTGCGACCACGTCGTCGGCGAGCAGGTTGGTGTAGTGGCCGGCGTCTAGCACCAGCGACCGCGGCGAGGCGGGCATCTTCACCTTGCCGCACTCCTCGCGGATGTTGAGGACCTTCTTGTAATCGAAGTTGGTGGCGGCAACGGCGGGAAGCGGAGCGCCGAAGTTCGCCAGCGTGATGACCGACATGATGTCGAGCAGGACGTCCTGGGCGAGCTGCTGGGCGGCGGTTTCCACCAGGGTGTCGAGCACGTCCATAGCTGTCTCCGACGCCTCGCGGGCGGTGACGTGGACAGTCTTGAACTTGTGGCGGTTGAGCGTCACCGGGATTGTCGTGACCGTCGAATCGGCGTTGGCGGTGTAGTCACCGGCGAAGTCGCTCGATCCGGACGGGGCACCGACCAGCGGGACGCGCACGGTATCGCCCTTGTCGGCCTGTTGGGGGCCGAAGTTGGTCGAGAACGAGGACACGGGCATCAGGTTCGCGGTGAAGGGCATGAGCGCCCGTTGCGCGACCTTGATGTCTTTGATGTTGGTGAGGGTATTGGACATGGCGTTCTATCAGGCTTGGTGTTTGAGAATGAGGGCTTGCTGCTGCGGGGTGAGGTTCCGCCAGAAGGCGGTCTGCTCGGCCGGGTTCTTGATCGCGGCGAACTGCGCGTGGAGGTCGGCGGCCTGAGTGGCATCACCGGCTGGGGTGACGCGGGCTGGCAGCGTGGTGCCGGTGGAGGCGACGACTCGGGCGACCTCGATCTGGACTCGCTTGTCGAAGTCGGCCTGCGATGCCTGGAGATCGGCGATGCGGGATTGCAGGGTGGTGGATTCACCCTTGGCGGCATCGCGCTCGGCTTTGAGCGTGTCGATTTCGGCGGTCAGCAATGCGACTTCGCCGCGCAGCGAATCCTGAGTGGCGGAGGCTTCGGCCAAGAGATCGGCTTGCGCTTTGTGATCCCGTGCGAGGTCATCGGCCTGGGTGCGGGCTTCCAGTAGTTGGTCTTCAAGTGCGGTGGTCATCGCCCGTGATCCCGTGTCAACCGACGCGTGATAGACACGCAGGCGACGCATGGCTTCGGCACGATCCGGGACCATGCCCGCGAGGTTGTAGCGTTGGGCCTGCTTGCCGCTGAAAGTCTGGCCTTCCATCGCCTCGGCCGGGATCGAACGCCCCTTGGCCAGCACCGCCGCATGGAACTCCCCGGCGATTTCCGCGAGGTTGGAGTTGATGAGTTCCCTCTGATCGTCTGTTAGCGGGGTGCCTGGTGCGCCCATCGCCTTGTATTTGCCGACTGAAAAGACCTCGACCTTGATGCCGGCCTTATCAAGGGCCGTGCTGTTGTCGATCACGGCTTGCACTACGCCGATGGATCCGACCTGTGCGGACGGAGTGGCATAGATGGCGGTGGCCTGTGATGCGACCCAGTAGGCGGCTGATGCCATCAGGCCGGAAGAGAACGCATAGACGGGCTTTTGCTTGTTGAGTGAAGCGACTGCCGTCGCCAGTTCTGGAGTTCCGGCCACCGTTCCACCAGGCGAGTCGATGTTGAGAAACACCGCCTTGATGTCGGGGCGTCCCGCAGCTTCACGAAGTGCCTCGCCGATTTCCTCGGAACTGGTCGCACCGAAGAAGATTCTGGCGAAGAGGTCTGGCTTGCGAAGGATCGGGCCTTCAATGGCGACCACGCCAATGCCATCCTCGACGGAAAGCAGGGAGCTGGCCGGTTGGTGTTGGGGAAGCGATCCACCGCGATCCACGAGGCCACGCAGAGAAGCGGCCATGGAACGCAGGGCATCGGGTTGGATCAACCATTCACGGGTTTGCAGGAGCGGATTCACGCCCGGTTGCAGGTGTCAACGCGGGGCCACTTGGCTTCCACAGCATCTCGACCGGCACGCCATACTTGTTGGCCGTCTCCAGAATCAGTTTCGCATCGCTGGCACGGCGTTCGATTTCCTCGCCGAAGTCGGCACCGAGTTCCTGGAAGTGGTCAGATAGAGTCTTGAGTCCCATCTCCACGTCGGCGCGGTTCTGTTGGGCCTCGCGTCCGGCGTCCACAGTCACACGCTTCGGCGGCACAGAGGAAATTTTCCACCATCCTTCCACGGGCGGCAGAATTCCGCGGTTGATCGCGTCGCCAATCACGTAGGTCCACACCGGCTTGATGAGGCGGCGTTCAAGGATCATCTGGCGGAATGAGAATCGACGATCCGCCTTGGCGACGATCAAGCGCACACCCGCACCGCCGATCTTGCTGGAATCCGCCGCGAACTCGAACGGGATCATGCCAAGGGCGGAATCTCGCCGCAGGTGTTCCAGGAAGCCGGTGAAGGTTGGCGACGGGCGGTTCGACTGGAAGCTGTCGAGTGACTCGTCAGGTTTGAGAGCGATCAATTTGCCGCCGACAATGCGTTGGAGGGAAACCGGATCGCTGGATTCCACTCCGCCAGCCGCCCCGCCGACTACGAAATCACCGTTGTCGTCCAGTTCGCCGCGTGCCGTTTTGAGGATTCGTGAAACGTCGGCGTTGTCCTTCACCGCATGTTTTTCAAGTGCGAGAAGTTCCATTTCATCGAGAACGTGGTTGATCGAATGCTGGATCGTCGGATGAGAACGAACACCGCCCGCCCATTCCGGTTCGTGGATGTGGAGAATCGCCGGGGCCGGCAGATCGCGCCCCTTGCCGTTGTCCTCCAGGACTCGATAGAAGATCGGTGCGCCCCAGCCATCGAGGGCCACGCCGTCGATGGTGTCCTTCGATCCGAACTCGTCGCCGATGCGATGGGACTCAATCAACTGGATGCGTGGCTCGCCGTCGCCATCGCGGGTTTTGTGAATGAAGTATTCGCCGTCAATGTCCATGCCCCGGCAGACGAGCGCCTGGCATTCCTCAAACGAAAACCGGCGCGTCACCTCGCAGCGGGCTGACCACAGGGCGAAGTAGGCTTCGGCGGCGCGGTTCCATTCCGGCTTGGGTGATTGGGCCTGGACGCGGATGCCGTCGCCGGTCGAGTAGATCGCCATGTTGGCGACGAGTTCCCTCATGAACCCGCTGTTTTTGTGGAGGTAGCGCGACTTGCGGACCAGTTCGGTGCGGACACCGGGGGTGAGTTCGTTGCGGGCATCGGTGGGTGAGGCTCCCGGCACGGTGCCACGGCGGGGCGACCAGTTTGCAGCCTCGAACGGAGATCCCCACGCCTTCGGGACGAAGATGGGCGGCAGCCAACGCATGGCGATGTTTTTGAGACTGGTCATTTCGGGAGGTAGCCAGAGATGAAGGAGACGGCGGCGATGCGGGGTTTGCCGTAGGTGGCTGGATCGAGCACACGGAGCGCGTGTCCGCATTCCTCAAGCACCTGATCGACTGGCATGGTGAACTGCTTGGCGGTGGATGTGTCCGCGTCGTTCCAGTTCATGATTGTCTTGCCTTCGAGAATGAGTTCCTTCGCCCGCCGCTGAATGGCGAGCACCTCTGAAACTGTGAATCCGGTAATGAATAGTCCGCGAGCCATGCACGGCGGCGGGTGTCAACGACCACGCCATGTGGCGTTGTTGCCCCGCGTGTCGATGTGGACAAAACCGGACGACGGATAGAGTCCGAGACCTCCGGTGAACTTGCCGGCCCTCCGCCATTCGATCAAACGATCATAGACCCGCTGCGGGCTGATACCGTCGATGGTGATGTCGAGGGCCGTGAATTCCTTGTGCTGGCTGAGAGGTGCGCCGCCGACTGTCTTGTTGTAGTCTGGCGAGCGATACGAACTCAGAATGCGGCATGGCTTGCCGAATGACTCGCGCAGTTCGTCCACTATGCGGAGCGTGTGCACGATGTTTTTCCAGAGCCTCTTCGGCGGTTGGCTGTTCTTCACTCCTTTTCGCTGCGCGGCGAAGTAGGATTCGAACTCGCTCGCGCCGAAGTGCCGGAATTTCTGGGATTCGAACCAGTCGCTGAACGTGCTCATGGCTTACTTGGAGGTGCGGGGTTCGACGATGATTTCAAAACGACCGTCTGGATGCACCTTGATCTGACCGTCGCCCGTGGTGAGGTTGCCGGTAATCGGAGGTGTCATGCAGGACGGGAGCAGGAGCGACAGGGCGGCGAGTAGGATTTCGGTTCTCATGGCTCCTCGTCCGAGGTGTCAACTGGCGCGGATGCCACCGCTTCACGTCCCACGATCTTGAGCATGGTGGCGGCGGCGACCTGTTCCGCCTCACAGTCGTAGTAATGGTTCGGTCGGGAACCGATCCTCTCATACAACCACTTGCCGTTCTTCTTGATGCGGTGCTCGCTTTCCATCTGGGCGAGATAGTCGTCGTCGATGTCGTCGGGCACTTCCCATACCGGGCCGTCGTCCGGGTTTTGATTCCGGCGCAAGCGGGCGAGCGTGTCCTTGATGTTGAGGTTCGACCAATAGAACACGGAGCACGATTGGCCCCGGCCGAGAACAACTTTCCTGCGCGGCGAATAGAACCGCTCCACCGACTTCCGACCTTTGACCTTGTGGGTGAACGTCGCCCGCTTGTCGCCCATGAGGGCCGTCCATCCGTGAGCCGCGCATTCGCGATAGACGTCATAGGTGGCGTGGCCGGCATCGACGAAGACGAGGTTTGGATGAATGCCGAAACGCTCCTGAACGGATTCAACGTCGGTGAAGGTCAGGATCCGCTCGTTCCAAATCAGTCGGCTGGATCCGTCCTCCGCCCATGCGCGGACAACAAGGAACAAGTGATCCATCTGGCAATCGACCGTGAGGATGCGGAGTGGACATGCGCACGGTTCGCCAGCCGGGACCAATCGGCCATGGGCATCCACGCCCGCCTCGCCGTCCCAGGTTTCGCCTTTCAGGTAGCCGCCCGGGACGATGTCGAGTTTGTAGTCTTCCAGATACTCGCGCCATGCGAGGGCGAGACGCTTTTGATAGAACTGCTGGATCAAACTCACGTCACCCTTGCGTGCGGCGGCCTTGGCGCGGAGATAGAGTTCGGCGAGACGGCCCCAGCTCATCGCACACATGGCGTTCCAGTGGAATCCGGCGTTCTCCTTCGGCGCGTTCGGATTCATGACGACATACTTGCCGCTGAGATTGAGTTCGCGGCGGGTGCGGTCGCTGTCCTCGAAGTAGTGATTGCACGACGCACAGCGCATCGAGGTGGTGTCGCGGACTTTCTGGAAATCCCACTCGCCGGATTCGTCGCGGGCGTCCTTGCTCCACTCGACTTGCTCCCACTTGAACGGCTGGCGCTGGTGGCAGTGCGGACACTCAAACGTCCACTCGCGCATGTCGGTGCTTTCGTATTTGCGGTGGGTGTCGTCGTCGTCCTCTCCACCTTGTGACATGAACAGGCACTTGCCGAGCCAACCGAACGCGGTGACACGGGCTTCGGCTTCTGCCATATGGCCGGTGGGCCACCGCCACGTCTCGTCACCGATGAGCCAGCGAATCGAACGTCGCTGGAGGTTGGTTTTGTTGTGCGCCCCCAGCACCCACAGCGTCATGCCATTGTTGAAGTGGACCGTGGCGAGGCGCTTCTTGTGACGGTTGGCCGGATAGAGGGCGCTGACTGGATTGCATTCGTCGAAGAGTTTCTGGAGCCGACTTTCGCTTTGGTCCTTCGCGTCATCGTCGGTCTGGTCGAGCCACAGCGTCGGGCCTGGATGGTTGGCGATGATGTGTGCGAGTCCGAGTTCACCGACGCTGGTTTTACCGCTTTGGATCGCGGCGATGATGCTCACGATGCGGATCTTCGGATCGACCAAGGCTTCCATCGGCTCGCGCATCCATGGCGAGTTGGCCGAGCGAAACCGGCCGGGAATGGGTGAGTATGGGATCGAGGTGATGTGTTCCTCGCACCATGCCCACGGGGGACGACGATCGGGCGGACGCCAGGCATTGCGCCAGATGCGTTCAAGTTTTCTGCGGGCTGGCTCGACTGTCTTCATTCGCCCTGATGGAGGATCGTCAACACCTCGTCGATGGCGCGGCGGGCTTCCTCCTGAATGCCGGTGGCATCGAGGCCCGATAGAATCGGCGGCAATTCCTGCTCGAACTTTTTGCGGAGCATCGACGTTGCCTGCGCCACGAACTCGGTCCACGCCTGGCGGACTTCCTCGACGGCCACGTAGTCGCCGCGCCGGATGCCGAGCCGCAATTCCCGTTCTTCCACTTCTGCGAGTAACTTGCGGGCCTTGAGCGACGATTCGATGTCACCGGGCTGCTCAATCTCACCACCCTTCAGATCGTTTCGGCGCATGAACTCCCGCCACGCGGCCACGTCGTGCATGCCGTTGGCGGCAGGCTTTGGCGCGTCCTTGCGCTTCTTCCAGTTGTTGAGCGACTGGCGGGTGACTCCCAGGATGGCGGCCAATTCGACGTAGGATGCGGCGGTTGCCGGTGCCGCCCCGCTCCCGGTGGCCATTGTTTGCAGCATGGCGCGTTCGGCACGAGTCAGCTTGCCGCCCTTCTGGACACGACCGACCAGGTTCGCGAAGTCGCGGGAAAGCAGTTTTTTGGCGATGTCGGGTGATAGGGCTTCCATCCGCAGATTGCGGAGGCGTCAACCGGCCATCATTTTCGTTTCCGCTTGGGCTGGATGATTTCCAGCATTGCTTGAAGTCCGAAACCCTGCGGCATCGCCCGTTCCTGCTCCCAGTTCTCCAGGCTGCGTTTTGAAACCTTCAACACCACGGCGGCGTCGCGCTGGCTGTAACCGTTGCGTTCCCTCCATTTGCGGAGCAGTTGGGCGAAGGTTGCGTGATCCATAATGGTGTCCGCAGACTACGGATAAATGGTTGGGCGGTGTCAAGGTTGACGATGGGGCAGGGGATATGAGCATCCCCGTGCATTGCGCCCACACCGCCCTCGTTGATCCGAACATGCTGAAACCGAATCCGGTCAACCCAAACCGGCACAGCGCCCACCAGATCCAGCTTCTTGCCTCGATCATCCAGGAACAGGGTTGGCGCAATCCCGTTACCGTCTCGAAACGCTCAGGTCTGATCGTGCGCGGTCATGGACGATTGGAGGCGGCGTTGCTCATTGGTTGCGAAACGATCCCAGTGGACGAGCAGGACTATGCGAGCGAAGCGGAAGAACTGGCCGACCTGCTGGCCGACAACCGGCTTTCAGAACTCGCCGAACTCGATGAAGACGATCTGCGGCGGGTGCTCAAATCCATCGCTGACGCAGATCCCGACTTCGACATCGAGCTGACCGGCTTCATGGAGGACGAGATCCGCAAGCTGATGGACGACGCGGGGAATCCCGAGGATGAACTTGAAACGATCCCCCGGATGGAATGCCAGGCATTTGAGACTCACGACTATCTCGTGTTCATGTTCCACGACCTGCGGGATTGGATGCAGGTGCTTCAACTCATGGGGGTGTCCGAAGTTGACTACTCGATCACCCGCAGAACCAAAAAAATCGGCATTGGCCGTGTGCTCCATGGAAAACGACTCATTGAACTCTGCCGCCGCGCCAGCATGGCCGGAATTCCGCCCGTTGAAACTTCGCTTGGTGATTCTGTCCCGGAGCCGAAGCCGCTCGATCACCAGCCACAAGCTATTCCCGACGGCGACGCTGCTCGTTCCCGTAAGCGAGGCTGAGCATTACCGGCACACCGGGCTGGAAATCGAAACCATCCCTGACGAGATCGCCGGCATCAGTGCCGTGCGGAATTGGGTGCTGCGGCATTTCAAGGACGACGCCATCGTCATGCTCGACGACGATATTTCCGCGTGCGTTTGCATGGTGTCCCTTCGGTGCCGGAAACTGTCCATCGCCGAAACCATCGCCATGCTTGAAAACTCTGCGTGGTGTGCGCGTGGTGCCGGGGCACGGTTGTTTGGCTGGCATCAGCGGAGTGATCCACGGCTTCTGCAACGCAACGATCCATTCGGAGTGAACCACTGGGTCGGCGGGGCTGTCGGTGTGGTGCGCGACGAAAAGGGCGGCGTGCCGAAGTGGGACGAGCTTCTCAAATGCAAGTGCGACATCGACGCCACGTTGCAAGAGTTGATGGACAATCGGCTTGTTTGGAATGAAGCGCGGTTCTGCTTTGTCCAGGAACGCGACAAGAACCTCGGCGGCAACAGCCTGTTCCGAAGCGAGGAACGCATTGCCACAGAGAAGCGATACCTCAAGCGCAAGTGGAAGGCTCACATCCGTCTTGAAACCTACAAGAGCCAGGACCGCGTGTCGATGGACGCGCCACGTCGGCAATCGGTGAAGCTGTGATAAATGGCGTCCAATACTGCTTTCACCTCGTGTGCCAAACTGACATTCTAGCAGACGATGAGTTATCACTTACACACCAAGCGCGGATACTCCTTCCCTGGAGTTTCGAGCGCGATGCAGAAGGCGATCCGGCGCGGTGACGCAAAGCTGGCCGGATATTGGGCACTCGAACTTTGGGCGAGCGGATTCGGCCAGTATGTCTGGCGGCGTCTGCTCACCGTGAGCGCGGAGGACTGCTGGGGCATCCTCACGGCGGAGGTCAAGGCGCTGCACGACAGCTACACCGAAATCAATCGCAACACGCCATCGAAGACGCCGAAAGGCCGCATCTTCATTTCCAAGGCGGTGATCCTGCTGAGCCTCGCCAAGAAGAGCCGTGATCCCGATCACCTGCAAAACTTCGTCTATGACCAGCAGGCTGGCTTGGACCCTGAAACCCTCACCGATGAACTCGAACAGGCGGGCGAATACGTGGCCATCCCTGACTACGCCTATGACTGCCACACGCCGCAGGGGCGCAAGATGGGCAAGACCAAGGCCGAGTTCTTCAAAGCCGAGCATGAAGCGCTCAATCCATTCATTCCCGGCCTGTTCGACAACCTGATTGATTCCTGATAAACCACCAACCACTGAGATCCCATGGGCATACACCTGATGCAACCCCGCTTCCCGCTTGGGAAAATATACGCTACCCCCGGCGCACTTGCGCTGGACGTGGACCTGACCAAATACCTCCGCCGTCACCACTGTGGCGATTGGGGTGATGAACTCTGCGCCGAAGACAAAGAGGCGAACGAGCACTCGCTCAAGGACGGCACCCGTCTTCTCAGCCGCTTTGCCACGCCGGGCGGGTCGATCTACATCATCACCGAGCACGACAGGTCGATGACGACAATCTTGCTGCCGTCAGAATACTGACGCGGCGGCTGTTCAATCCGCATGCCAACGGTGCTTTTCCGCGCCTAACGGCAGACTAACAAACGCGGATGGTGGATGAGAGGGCCGACCATATTGCCATCCCTTGTGCGGGGGTCGTGAGCCTCTACGGCTGATTACGCGGCATTCCAGAGGTTGCCGGATTCACGGTCATTTCATGGCTGAATTGTGGTCTATTCAATTCGTATGCCAACGGCACCAACCGATGTGAAATGGTTGCAAATTATGGTGCGAACCGGTGTGCGGATGGCACGCGACAAACGACGAAATTGACTGGCAGGAAGGAGGATGTCGGAACGCTCAACCCTCCGACCCACAGATACCATGAATGCCATTACCAAGCCGATGCTCGCCTCCAAATGCGAGAACCCACACCTCCTGCCATTCCCCGTGCTCGCCACGCCGAAACTCGACGGCATCCGCTGTCTCAAGATCGGCGGCAAGGCGCTCACGCGATCATACAAGCCGATCTCCAACCGGTTCGCCCGCGAGTGGATCGAAGCCAACCTCCCCGACGGTGTGGACGGCGAACTCATGCTGCGCGACGGCACCTTCAATCAAACCACCAGTGCGATCGGTGCCCGTGACGGCCAGCCGGACTTCGTCTTCCATGTCTTCGACTACGTCACCGATTCCATTACCACGCCGTATGTGGAACGCATGAACCAGCTCACCGCTCTGCCTGATTCGGTGCGCATCGTCAAAGTGCTGCCGCAGATGATCTGCAACCTTGGTGAACTGATCCTCTTCGAGGAAGAGTGCATCGCCGCTGGATACGAGGGCGTGATGGTCCGCACTCCACATTCACCCTACAAGTGCGGACGTTCGACCGAGCGCGAAGCGTGGTTGCTCAAGATCAAACGATTCGAGGATGCGGAAGCCGTGGTGCTTGAACCTTACGAGGGCATGACCAATCAGAACGCCGCCGAACAGGACGCCTTCGGACGCACGAAACGCAGTCTCGCCCAGGCTGGCATGATTGGCCGGGGAGAACTTGGCGGGTTCATTGTCCGCCATCTCTCAACCGGCGTGGAATTCCGCCTCGGCTACAACCATGTCGTCGGCGGCATCGACCGGGTGACCCTCTGGATGAAACGCGAGGTGTTGGTGGGGAAGGTGGTGAAGTTCAGCCACCAGCCAAGCGGTGCGAAAGAAGCACCCCGGTTTCCGAAGTTCATCGGTTTCCGCGAGTCATGGGACATGTGATTTGCGGCCCTGTTCAATCCGCATGCCAACGGCACCTAACGGCAATAAATGGCCGATAAAAATGGTGCGAATTGGCGTGCGGATGGTGCGCGACAAACGACGCGGGTGGCTGGCAGGAAGGAGGATGTCGGAACGCGCCACTCATTGGCTCACCGGCCTCAGATTCCAACCAGATCCACAAATGAAACCGAAAGATCCCAAAGCCGAATCCATCACCTTCGGAGTTGAACTCGAAACCACCATTCCC